GCTTCCATACTGCCAGGTGTTACGAACTTCTGGGCCAACAGTTACGGCAGGATCATTGTTAAGTAGGGTTGCGGTTGAGGCATTAAGCGTAACAACCGAGTGTGTGAGTGCCATGTGGCTCCTTAGTTAGCGTGAACTTCCATAATTTTAGCGGCTTTACGGACATTACAAAGGCCATGTGCGGGACGTATATTATCCAAAGTATGGGTTCCACCTTTAGATAAAGGGGTCAAATGGTCTAAGTGCATTCCGCGCTCCCAGCCCTCTTTATTGGTCCTTCTGGGGGCTGCAATGTCGATTTCTTTTTGGCAAATGTGGCAGGTTAACCCGTAGGCATCTAGTACTTGTTGCTCTGTAAAGTCTTCTACTTGGGTTTCTCTTTTGCGGGCTCTACGCCTACCCTCTTTTACACGGTTTCTTTCTGGGTGCTCCTGCTCCCATTTACGCTGGGCTTCTTTATACGCTTCGGGGTTATTTTCTTTCCAGGTGTTGCGGTATGACCGCATTAATTCAACGTTATTAGCCCGCCAAGCCTTATTTTGTTCGTAATAAGTCTCTTTATGTTCTTGGTAGTATTCTTCTCTATATTGTTTTACACGCTCTTTATTATCTTCACGCCATTCTGCGTGGTATTCCTTAAGTTTGGCTTTGTTTCTCTCTCGCCAACCTGCAAGATACTCGTTACGAGCGGCTCGGCAAGCGTCACACGGAGCCTCTTTACGTTTTTGGTGGGCTCTCCAAGCAGTATAAGTTCCACAATTAGTTTGCATATTGTTGGAATTGTACATCGTTTACGAGTTCTTCTGGTTGAACCTGAACAAGGTCAACCGTTAGAAGGATGAAGTCCTCACTAATAATACCTTCTTGTTGGGACTTATAGGGGCGGAATACTTCGCCTTTCCAGACAATACGATCGCGGTCTCTGGAGTCTGGATTAGCCATAGTTCCTGGCGCGATCTTCTCAATATCCAGCGCGTTAATGGTTAAGTGGAGGTAGTCAGCGTTGTAGAAACCCTGCTGGCTAATTTTGGTATCGCCCTGTTTGATGATAGAGCGGATAATCTGGATCTGGTAAGGGCCAGTCCACATCTTGCCACCTGAGCCGTTGTAGTAAGAGTCGCCCACATCATAGATAGGGTCTACGGCGGTAGCGGTTGGGTTATAAAGCCACCACTCAGCGTGAGTTCCTACTGGGTTTGTTAGGTCGTTAGTAATACCTGTAGAGATAGATCCGCGCTCAAAGTCAGATGTAAATCTGCCACCAGGGGTATACGCTCTACTCATAGGTACTATTCTCCTCTATCTAATCTTATAAAACAGTATTACTTAGATAGAGCAGCAATCTCTTCTTGTGTTAGGCCAATTGCCGCCAACTTTGCATTGGCTGACTCTTTAGCGGCAGCAACTGCTGCAGCCTCAGCCTCACGTGCTGCCTGCTCCTGCGCTGCTTGTGCGGCTGCTGCTTCATTGGCAGCAATCTCTTCAGCAGTAAGAGGAACAGTTACAGACTCGGCCTTAATCTCACAGGCAGGGTCTGTAGCGTGGTCGTGGTCTGCACAGCAGACGATTACTTTAGTAGGTGTATCCATTATTTATCTCCTTTAAGCGTTCTTTAGGCCATACAGATAAAAGGTTGAGTTTGCGATAAAGTTTGCAGCGTTATTAGATGTAAAAGTCATAGAAGTTATTGCCGAAGACAGTCTGATTAAGTTTGCGCTTCCAAAAACCTGTACGTGAGAAGCCGCATAGTTTCCTTCAGATGCGTTAAAGACATTTATTTGTTTTGATGCCGTTGAGGTGTAATTAGGAATGTACAACTCACAAGAACTAAAGGTGTTTGCTGTATCTAAAGAAGAAGGGTTGATAATATAACCGCCGTTTCCAACGCCGCTTTCATTAGGAAAAGATTGAGAAGTTGCGCTTGAGCCATTTCCGTATACGGTAGTTGCTGAGTATATTCCAGTAGAATTACTGTTTAGCACCATTTGCCAACCGTCAGTATACCCAGAGTAATCTGTTCTAACGCTTAACGCTAATTTTAAATCCGTATAAGTTTGCGGAATTGACGAGAAGGTAACGGATGAGGCAGATGAGCCAAGGACTTGACTACCAATAAGAGTATATGTAGCAGCCATTTAAATCCCCCAGAGAGTTGCTTTAGTGCCAGCAGTAAATGTATTTCCTGTATAAAGAGTGATAGAAGTTATTGCATTAGTATTTCTCCATAAACCAACAACTGAAGAAGCACTTCCACTTCCGTTATTGTCTCCTGAAAAACTTATTAAACTTGTTTTATATGTAGAACCTGTATAAGAAAAAATATCTATTATAGAAATAAGTGGTTGAGTTGAGTTACTAACCGCAAAACCGTCTATTTGGATATAGCCTTGCCCTGTCGGAGAAGTGCTTGATGTTCCAGAGCCATTGCCTGACATAACAGTCCAAGAATAGTTATTTCCAGTATCTCCATTAAATTGAAGATAGCCACTATAACCAGCACCGCTTGAAAAACTATGAGCAAAAGAAATCTTTAAGTCTGTATATCCACTAGGGATTGATGAAAAAGTAATTGTTCCTGTAGCACTACCAAGAGTTGTAGTAGCAAGTGGGACATATGTAGCGGTAGCCATTAGTTAACTCCATAAAGTGATAGGGTTGTTCCTGCAGCAAGCGCATTGTTAGAAGTAAAAGTAATAGAGTTTATAGCAGCAGTAGAGAGCCATAGACCTGTATTAAACTCAGCCGAACCGCTTGAATTGTTGTTGCTTCCGCTCATTATTTTTGCTGTCTTATACTTTGATGTATTTGCATAATCAACAATATCTATAATTCCCACGTTAGGATAAGTTGCTACCGTAGTTGCTTCTACAGTATAGATAGTTGATTGGTTTGCAGCTCCACCAGCGGCTGCAGAACTTCCATTTCCATACATATAATGGATTGAGTATGTTCCAGTTGTATCTCCATTGAAGTTGATTTTGAAGCCGCCTAAGCCTGTAGCGTTTATAGCGTTATAGCGCAACTGCAATGATTTGTATGTTGAAGGAATAGATGAGAATGTAACTGTTGTTCCGCTTGATGCGGTCTGCTGAGCAATCAAGAAGAAGTTGCTTGGTACTACTGGAGTTACAGAGTTAGAAGCAGAAGATGCTGCAGATGTACCTTGAGAGTTAGTGGCTGTAACAGTAAAGGTATAGGCAGTTCCAGCAGTTAGACCAGAGACAGTGATAGGTGAGGCACCCGTTCCTGTAAATCCGCCAGGGCTAGATGTGGCTGTATACGCTGACACTGCAGCACCACCAGTTGCTCCCGCTGTATAGGCAACCGTTACGCTTGTACCAGTACCAGCATCTGTTGCTGTTCCAATAGTAGGAGCCTGTGGAACAGAGGCTGCAGTAACAGAACTAGATGCGCTAGATGCGCTAGATGTACCCTGAGAGTTAGTGGCAGTTACTGTATATGTTCTAGCGGTAGACGTTGGGTTTCCTACAGTTTCAGAGATTGATACTGGGCTTGATGCCCCTGATGCAGTTGCGCCACTAGATGATGTAACAGTGTAAGAAGAAATAGAGGCGCCACCTGTTGCATTAGCGGTGAAGGGCACAGATACTGAGGCGCTTCCAGTATAAGACTGTCCAGTTGCTACGGTAGGAGTACCAATAGTAGGAGCCTGTGGCACCGATGCTGGGGTAACAGAGTTACTTGCAGAAGATGCTGTAGATGTACCGTTGGCGTTAGTCGCGGTTACTGTATAAGTTCTAGCAGTACCTACTACATCAGATACTGTAATAGGAGAAGAAGACCCAGATCCAGTATTACCGCTTGATGAGGTTACTGTATAAGAGGTAATAGCTTTACCGCCCGAAGCAGTGGGTGCGGTAAATGGAACAGATACGTTAGCGTTAGATCCATATGCTTGGCCTGTTGGTACTGTTGGAGTACCTACTGTAGGCGCGCCTGGGACAGTAGTTGCAGTAATAGATGCGCTGGCGCCAGATGAAGGAGATGTACCTGTTGTATTAGTTGCGCTTACAGAGAATGTATATGAAGTTGCGCTCTGTAGTCCTGTAACGGTAACAGGAGAAGAGGCGCCAGTGCCCGTAAATGATCCAGGGCTAGATGTAACTGTATAAGAAGAAGCCGCACCACCTGTAGGAGCTGGG